CGACCTGCTACTTGCAGCGCACACTTATTTGGTAAGGCAGTATGTCTGACCTAACTAAAGACCACCCAGTGTGGCAAGAGATCAACGAGATAACTTCAGGTATCGCCTGGCATTTGTCCAAGAGATATCATAGATTTGTTGAGTTTGAAGATATTAGACAAGCAATGAATGAGTATGCATGGAAGCGCAAGGATAAAGTCAGCGAGTATCTTATTCGTGAGGATGCCGTTGAGAAGAAGCAAGGATACAAAGCGTTTCATACATTCATACGTAGGGCTGGCGAGCGTTACGCTCGCAAAGAAAAAGCCAAAGCTTTGGGTTATGAACTTGGTGATGAATACTTCTATCGCCTTGAGTTAATTGAGAACTTGATCAAGGTTGCTGGCACTGATGAATCATACTTGGCTAACCAAGTATTTGATCCAGATGTACATGGTATACGTGTTAAGAAGCTGGCTAATGAAGGCAATAACTTAGCAGCAATGATTGCTGATGTAGACAGAGTAATGAAGAAGCTTGATCCACGTATGCAAGGAATCCTTACCTCTAGGTTTGTGAACGACCAGCCACTTGCAGAGATCGCCGAGGCATGGGACATCTCGCCTCAACGTGTAGAACAACTGGTTGCTAAAGGGATTAAAGAGATAGCAGATAAACTGGGAGGGGCAACGCCTTACTAATGAACTACGAATACGAATGTCCAGATGACGGCGAGGTTGTCATCATTGAACGTGGCATGACAGAGGAAGAACAAGAGTACGACTGTCCTGTATGCGGTACTACCTTACGTAGAATGTACAACGCACCACCAATTAGATTTACTGGAACAGGATGGGGAGGCAATCATGCACAAGGCTAATGAAAGAATCATGCTTACGTGGTGTGACAATGGAATGGTAGATGGAAAGTTTGCGGAGGGATTGGTGTACACAATTCTCACCAGTGGTTTGCCCATTCAGGGAGCTCAACGTGTACAAGGAAATCAGATTGGGCGTCAACGCCAGACAGCATTTGATACTTGGTATAGCTCAGACTTCGATTGGATCTTGTGGGTAGACAGTGACATTCACATGACCAACGATGCATTGAAGAAGGTCTGGGATGTGGCTGATAAGGAAAGATTCCCTGCTGTAAGTGGAACTTACTTCATCTCAAAGGAGAATGAACAGGCATTGATGTCTCCATATCCCTGCCTGTTTCTAGCCCATCCAGATGACATCCATCAGATGTCATACCTGCACCCACTAGAACCTAACGCCATAGTTAAGTGTGACTATGCTGGCTATGGATTCTTCTTGATGCACCGATCAGCAGCTAAGAAGATGAAAGAATTTCATGGTGATGACAAGCCATTCTTTGTTGAGCATTCTGCTGGTGGTACTGATGCTCAGTATGTATCAGAAGACATTCAGTTCTTCATGCTAATGAAGCAGGCTGGTGTTCCACTTCATGCACATACTGGTGCGACAGTTAAACACATGAAGAGATTCTCTTACGATTACGATTACTATAAATTGTTTTGGGTCACGCACCTAGTCGCGGACGAGACAGAAAAAAAGGCGGAGGCACAAGCCCCCGCCCTTGATTCTGAACCTAGTTCCGACTGATGTCGGAAAAAAATTCACGTCGTGCTGCATCAGCACTACGACAACGCTGATACATCTCTTGCTCACCTTGGTGGTAACCAAAGTGTCGACCAACGTAGTACATGCTGATGCCTGCAAGTATCTGCATCAGTAAAGTGAAGCCGTTGTAAAACATTACTTATCTCCAATCATCTTAAGGAACTCGTCAGGGTTGGCGAGCTTTGCAATCGCACCTTTGCCACCAGATTTATCTGGTGATGATAGATGCGGGAAGAACTTCTCCGCCTGCAGTTTGGTACTGAACTCCCCCCATGCCTGCAAGGGAGCCCAGTCCGCTAACTTTGCTACGACAACGAACGATTCTCTCTTGAGTCTGGATGCATCCAGTGCCTCAATGATTTCAATCGCTAGTGCCGAAGCATCTTCGGAGTTCTCTGCGTCTGGATCTAGTAGCTTTGCTACTAGTTTTATTTCTGTTGGACGTGGCTTGCCCATCAGTAGTTCTTAATACACTGCACGTATTGTTGGTGATGCAACAATGCTTCTTTTGCTTCACGTTCTGTTCTGCGTTCTATCTCTGCATTACAGTAAGAGCAGATGAGTATCACGCTAGTCAGATGTATCATGCTTCCTCCTTTACGTTCCATTCTTTATAGTATGGCTCACACACATCACCGTCTATCTCGTTGTACTTCATGTGAGCACCGAACATGAACACGACTTCGTCGCGGTCATCTCCGATTCCGTATGAGTCATGGTGTCCACAGTACCATGACCAGCCAGCGATGGGGGTAATTTTCATACCCCCAACGCGGACTCCGATTGTATCTTTGTTGATTAACTTACCCATTAGATTCCTCCTCTGGTAGTGGTGCATCTAGCATGATGTCAGTCATGGCATCATCTGCTTCTGCATGTAGCTCGGGCTCGATCACTTCGGGCTCATCCATTTTTTGTGCATAGATGTGCAAGTAATCAAGTGCTTTCTGTATGTATTGTGCCAGCCTCACCGAGATGTGAGGCTGGACATACAGGTCTTTCTTATCCATTTAGATTCCCTTCGTTAGTAGGGTAAGAGCCTTGCTCTTGATACGGTCAGCCGAACCGTTGATGACACGCTCGGCTCGTGTTGCTTCTGACTTGTGGCTGTAGTGGTCAGCGTACTCCACGATTGCTTGGAACGCACCGAACGCTGTGCCATACAGTTCTTCCTGAGTACCAGTCTCACCTAGGTAGATACCCTTGGCTGATTGACGTGCAGTCATGGCTGAGTTGAACTGTCGCTTCTGTCCTGTGCTAAGCATTCCGTATGGTGATTCCTCAATGATGGTTGGCAGTGACCACATCTTCTTGAAGATGTTATCCACCTCTGTGTCTGTAAGTTTCTCGTTGATGAGTTTGTTACCTACAGTTTCGTAGAACTCAATGCCTGTGTATGTGACTGGGATAATCTTGCGGATGTCCTCAATCTTGAACTCGGCATTGGTTGTGTGCTTGAGTGTGTAGGTCGCTGACTTGGAGAAGATGCCAGCGATCTGATTGGTGCAGCGTAGACGAGTCACACTTGGTGCAATCTGCAGTGCAGTTGAACCATCATGTGAGGTTCGTGCTACTAGATAGGCAGTGTGTTCGTCGTTGCCAATCTTCACACCTTTAGGTAGCTCGAGCACCATGTATACCTGTGCTCCGCCTTTGACTTCACCAGCGAATGCATAACGTGCATCCCCTGAATCAATCAGTGCATCCAATGCAGAGAACATCTCCGCATTCTGGAATACCTTGTAACGTCCACCGACTGTACCTAGTACAGACTGTGAGTTGTCTTTGTTGGTACGGATAGTTGCGAAAGTGTTAGGCACTTCGAGTTGGCTAACACCTGTGTCTGATACGGCTGATGCATAGACATCAGCCAGTGATACGTGCCAGTCGAGACCAGCCTGTGTTGCTGCATCCTTTGCAGATGTAGCGGATACTTGCTCACCGATAATGCTGTATGCATTACGGCGTGAACGGATTGTTAGTTGTGACATGGTACTTCCTTTCGTGGTTGGTTGGATGTAAGGGTATCACATACGGCTGTTGAAATCAACAAGCGCATCTGATAGTTGGTCAAAGTAGTGACCCTGCCAGCAACGGATGCCGTCCTCTTCAGGACGGACGAACCACGTTACGTATGGGTCAGCTGTGCGGATGAATGCCTTGGCATCCTGTGTGTCAATCGTCCATAGGCAGAGGGCTATGTAGCCCGATTCATCCCATGCTCGCTTGAGGTCAACGATGACAGCCCCATTCTTGCAGGTGTCACCGATTCGTGGTGTTAGTGTGAGTGTTGTCATTGTTATGCCTCCTGTATGTATTCGATACGTGTGTCGTCGATAGACCACGTGTCTGTTTCAGTGTTATCGCCATCAATATCCCAGTCGATGTCAGCACTGATGCCGATATCTTCTGCGATTGAACGAGCATCATCTTCTGATTCTGCCGTCACCTTGAATGATGCATAGATGGTGTATCGCATCTGTACTTCGTACTCTTTGGTGAATACCAAAGTATTGCCGAATACCTCTTTAAGAATATTCGACAGGTCACCGAATGAAATCTCGCTGGACTCATCGCATCCATCATTTTGAATGATGTCATTCAGTTGTGTATATAGGTCACGTACTTTGTTGCGGTGTTCTTGTGTTAGGTTTGCATAGTTAGAAACCTTGGTTTCTAGGTCAGTCAGTTTCGTATTGAGTTGTTGCACTAGTACATCTGGTGCTACATAATCTGTGATTGTTGCTGTGAACGGTGTTTCTGTTGTCATTCTTCTTCCTCCTCTTGCTCGGTTGTGTCGGTTACTAACTTGTTTTCCTTGAGGTACTCAAGGACTAGTTCATCCGTAGTTTCATAGTCGATACCGAAGAAGTGATCGCCCATGTCTACGTGCCAGTGGTCCTTGACCATGCGGTCGAAGGCTTCTTCACGTGTAGATGTGAGCACTAAGTCCCAGTCATCTGGTCGTGTGTAGTAAGACTCGAGACTCTGCCAGATAGCAAGGTCTCGCATGCCACTGCGGTGCATGGCATCTGAGTAATGGCTAAGTAGATTCTCTACTTGGCTGATGCGGAATGATGCTTCCATTTGTTCCTCATTTCTTGGTTGCGCTGAATCGTATGTCGGACTTTCCGTATACGCAGAGCCCGCAGCTAACGCAGGCTGAGCCACTCGTTGAGATGAGTGGGATTTGCTTGGTAAGTGCAGGACATTTCGCACCTACCTTGCCAGTGATACGTACCATTTCATCCTCTGCATCTGCGAATGTGTCGGACAGGTACGCTAGTTTGGTATCTGTTTCATGCCGAACTTGTTCGGCTATGTGTTTGTTCTCATCATCTGTGCTGTAGTACAGCGAGAGATTGTCAAGTCCCGATAGGGAATAAGCAGCAGACTTGACACGTGTATAGCACCAGAACTGTACGTCCTCGTGCATCATGATTACTTTCTGCCATGCATACTCGTAAGTTTGATTGAAGAAGTCGCCGTCCCAGTGGATGCGGAATAACTTCGGGGCATTCCGTCTCTCACAATCCCTGATGAAATCAGTAATCATGTCATCAAGTAAGTCAACCATTTGGTTGACGTCAGCGTCCTTCAATAGTTGCCAGTTGTGAATGAGAACCTCACGCACTCCCTTGTATACACGCTCGAGCTTGCCTGCATAGCACACTTTCTCACAGATACTGGTTGCATCAGGACATGAGTATGCCTTGCCTGCTGGTAAGCCGAACGCATTAGCGATTGCAGACTGCTTGCCATTTGGTGTGACTAGGTTGGTTACCTTGCGGTCATTGCTTCGTTTCAGTGTTGCTTGCATTGCTTTCTCCTTTCGGTTTGGTTGAGCCATTATTCAAGAGCATAGATTCTCTATGCTATAAAGAACACACGTCACTCGTGATCGTATGTACACCATGGTTCAAGGTGATGTGCTTCGACTATCGTGTAGGCGGGAGCCGTTGGATAGCCCCGCCACTTCACTCCGTCTGGTAGTTGGATACTCTTATGAGTATCACCCTCCGATACTGCATAGATTGCTTCGACGCATGGCTCCACCATGGTCAGTGGCACAGGCGGATAGTGATTACCTGTGAGGTGGTATCCGATTGACTGTCGAATGTCTATGACATTCTCTGCTAGGTCTTGCGCTGTGTTACTTCCCATTAGATTACCTCCTTGATTGTTACGGCTCTGCCGTATTGCCAGATGAACTTCTCGAACTTATCACTGTCGGGTGACACGTCCTCCTCTTGCATTGCCTTGCTTATGTGACCTTCGGTGTCGTCGATTACGAAGAGGACAGAGTCCTCTACGTATTCCCACCAATCGCCGTTCTCGTTTGCTATGTACTTGGTCATGCGCTTACCTCCTTGGCTATGTCTTTGTGTACTTCACACTCTTTGAGTGTGTCTTCATCTACGAACGAGCCGTAGTTGCACTTCGTGCAGAGATAGTTCTCACAGGTTTCGCACATTTCCATTTGGTCTAGTGCTCCGCACTGTCTGCACTTGTCGTTGTATTCTTCGGTGGTTTCTTCGCAACCATTGGTATAAACAATGGTTCCACCCCATCCACCCTCTTCCTCGAACTCGAGCTCAAGCGTGGCGGTTGGGTATTGGCGTGATAGTTCAAGCATTGCTTCATTCGGTATGCCCCACGCTGTGTCGAAGTTGTAGAAAGTTATGCCCTCACCTTCGGTGAAGTCATCATTCTCGTATGCTTCTCTTGCTTCCCACTTCACACCCCAGTTGCGAATGTTCCAGTTGTACCAGTGATCGCGCCCGCTCTGGTCGTGTGTCTCTGGGTTGTCATGGTATGCATCAAGGTCGGTTGGCTTGATGATGTTCCAGAATGAGAATGGTTGTTCAACCATTTCCTTGACTCGCTCATTGGTACGCCAGTCAAGATGCTGTGATTCATAGGGCGCAGATACCTGCGCCCTAATCTGTGCTAGAACTTGAGGCTCTGCCTCAATAGATAGCGAATTGAATACCCAATTAGGCATTTGTGTACTCCTCCTTTGCTTGTCCGTATTTGATGTGAGTGTCGAATGGCACTCCGTTCACTGTCTTGTTGACGAAGTCAACTTCTACTACCTCGTCCCAGAAATCGGATGTGTCGTCTGTTACGTACAACCCGAACCCTGTTTCTGAGTTCCATTGGTCGCCGATTAGTTGTGAAACAACTATGCGACTACCATAACTAGGGTCATCCCAGCGTGGTCGTGCATTGTCTAGTGCATAGGCAAGGTCAACCTCCCATGAGTCTGCTCCCCAGTGTGAGTAAAGCGTAAGGTTCTTACCTGATTCGTCTTGCTTGAAGACGAAGTTGACACGTGCTCCCATTAGATTTCTCCTATCGCTTGCAGTTGTGAGAGAGCGTCGCCCCATGCGACACTCAATGTGTGGTACTTGGTTTCAACAATGACTGTATTCCAGTCATCTAGTTTCATAATCTCGACCCAATACATTGTGCCTGTGGGCGAGTTCTCATCTTCTTGCCAGTTGATTGCTACTTTGTAGTTCATGCTTCCTCCTCATCACAATCGCTGCCGAACATCTTTTGCCAGCAGGTATCACATGTCCCCGAGATAAGCAATTCTCTGTCTCCGACAGAGAGTTCAGGGAAGATGTCTTGCATGTAGCGTCGCTGTGAGCGAGGCATTTCGAGTTCAATCAACTGCTCGTCTGTGCAAGGGATGTGTGTAATCTCTCCGCATAAACGGCAATCTACTGCGAGGTAAGTGCTTGTTGACATTTGTTGCTCCTTTCTAAGCGACAAAAGAGGGGACAGCGATTTGCCGTCCCCCCTAAATAAGCACAACTTGTTGTGCTATCTTTGACGTGCGAGCCATTCACGAACGGCGCGACGAGCGACGTAGATTCCAGTAACAAATCCAGTCATGAATAGTGCTATTGCTATAGCAATGTAGTCTCCGTAGTACATTATGCGCGACCTCCCTTCAGCGTTAGGTATGCGTTTGGTTCAACCTTTTGGATTTCATCCAAAAGTGTGGTAAAGTTCGGGTATGCCTTGAAGGCTCCGAGGATTGCCTCAATCTTCTTCGAAGATTTGGCTGTGTTGGTAGTGATTCGCACCTTGGCGAAGATGCGCTTGTCATTCGGCTTCGACACATGAACAACTCCGTTCTTCACAACGGCGGTCAGTGTCTTAGTTTCAACTGTTCTCATGGTTATTCCTTTCGTCAATCGCCGAACCGCTTTGATTCGACCCCCTTTATCAAACAAATCTTCGATTTGTTATCAAGAAAAGACAGGTGTGCATGGATCATGTGCGCGAGCTACGACTTGCCCATACGTATGACCTGCTATCAGCCAATACGTATCTCTCGCCATACAGGCATGACACGTATGGCGACACGGCATGTACACATGACGTGGAGCACAGGCACATCACACATGACATGACACATGACGGAGCCAACACACCGAGGATTTACGCTTGAGATTTGACATTCGGCTCGAGGTGTGAGATAATGTTTGTCGTTGGGAGGTGGTCTCTCAGCATTAGACGAAAGGCACAGCAATGAACACAGCATGGACACAGGATGATTTACTAGTAAATCTCAAGGCAGAGGTGCAGGACGTAAAGCATGCGTACAACGTACCGAGCCTGAATCACATCCCTGATTTCGAGTTGGTTCCCCTCGCACATGCACAGTTGGGCGACCTTGTTCATCTCGGTAAGGGTCGCGTTGGTATCGTATTTGACCGCGTGGAGAATCGCGGTGTAGTTGAGTTCAGTATTGTGGGCGACACGCTCCGCGTAATTATGAAGCGAATCGCTCTATAAGATAGTTAGGCTTGCCCCTCGCGTCAGCACAGGCGCGGGGGGTTTTCGCCTGTCCGCGCACACGTTTTTCCTAGGCTCACGCATAGATGCGTGGGTCTTTTTTTTGTGTCGCGCCCTTGACGACCCCCACGTTGTTTAGCACCACCCCCACCCCCTCCCCCCACTATCTCCTAAATTATTTTCACCAGAAAACCAGCTCTGACCAGCACTTATATAAATAAATAAAAATATTTACCAACAGCTCTTGAAACACGCCGACGCTCTAGCCCCCTATATAGGTATAGGGCGAAATACCTATTGAGCCCTCAAAGGCGGGCTTATTGCCCGCCTAATAAGATTACCTATGCATGAGTGGGGATACTTCTGCCCAGACCCCTCTGTACTACTACAGACCCTGGAGTCCACATTGGAAAGAAATCTTTCACCAGAAGAAGCTCGTAAAGAACTGATTGATTTGGTGCGCCAAGGGCGCACTATCGCTGATGCCCTAAAGGTTATTGGTAGATCTCGTTCTTGGTATGACACTCAACGCCGAGAAGCCGAGGGCTTCTCAGCTTATGTAGATAATGCTCGGTTTAGAACCGCAGACCTCGCAGAAGATGCTCGGTCTGGTCTATCTGACTTTGCGGAGTTTTCTGAGAATTACTTGGCAACCAAGGTTCCACCACATATGATGAATGTGGTAGACATGCTGGAAGGCAAAGATCCTTCTTGGTTACATGACAGCATGGTCTACGAAAAAGGGTCGGCGGGTCTCTCCCGCCTCTTGGTAAACGTACCCCCTAACCACGCCAAGACAATGACGATCACGATTAACTACGTGACCTACCGAATTGTCAAGAATCCTAATATCAACGTCATGGTTATTTCCAAGACGCAAGAGCAAGCCAAGAAGTTTCTCTACGCTATCAAGCAAAGATTGACACATCCTCGGTACGCTGACTTACAGGCAGCCTTTGGTCCAGTAGATGGATACAAAGCAACCGCCGACCAGTGGTCGGCTAATAAAGTTTATCTTGGTGGAGACACCAGAGATTCAGATGCCAAAGACCCAACCATTGAAGCTATTGGTATGGGCGGGCAGGTTTACGGAAACCGTGCAGACCTCATTGTTCTCGATGACGTCGTCACTCTCTCTAACGCGGGAGAGTGGGCTAAGCAACAGGAATGGATTAGACAGGAAGTCGCTTCTCGTCTCCCACCTGGCGGTGGTCAACTCTTGGTAGTTGGCACACGAGTTGCAGCGGTTGACTTATATAAAGAACTTCGCAACAAACAGCATTACACCGATGGCGTATTGCCATGGTCATATTTGTCCATGCCTGCAGTCTTAGAATATGCAGACAAGCCTGAAGACTGGAAATGTCTTTGGGAAAAGACCGAACAACCTCTTACGGATACTGACGTACCCGACGAGAATGGAATGTTTGATCGATGGACAGGACCGCGTCTAACGGCGGTCCGTAACGAGGCAGGACCATCTAAGTGGTCACTGGTTTACCAGAACCTCGATATTGCGGAGAATGCAATCTTCGACCCGATATGCGTCAGAGGCGCAGTAAATGGAATGAGAAAATCGGGTGCGCTGGTTGCAGGCGCAGCAGGACATCCTAATAATTGCGAGAACTTTTATCGCATTATTGGTATTGACCCAGCAATGTCTGGTGATACCGCTGCTGTTGCCTATGCGGTTGATCGCAGAACACACAAACGCTACGTCATGGATGTTCACATCATGACAGCCCCAACACCTGCAGCAATCCGTTCTCTTATTAGGGAATGGACCGATGCGTATAAACCGCATACGGTCATTGTGGAATCAAATGCTTTTCAGCTTTTCCTTACACAAGACGAAGAGATTCGTAACTTCCTGTCGACTAGAGGTATTAGTTATAGACCTCACTACACAGGAAACAATAAGCAGGATCCAGAGTTTGGCGTAGCCTCTCTGGCTCCTCTGTTCGGAACCATCACTAAGCGAGATGGTGTCATGAACAACTTCAAGCATGCTGATGACAACTTAATTGAGTTACCAGACAGCTCGAAGAATGAACACGTTAAAAAGTTAATCGAACAACTTGTTACCTGGCAACCAGGAGTACAAGGCAAAAAGCTCAAGATGGACGCCGTGATGGCGTTATGGTTCTGTGAGATCGTAGCAAGAGAAACTTTATTAACTTCGACTAACGTACCAAACTTTATAAACAATCAATTCACACCTCGTGGAGAGATTGAATCCAGGTACATCATCAACTTAGATGACCTTGCTGCAGCGCAGCGAGCCGTGAGATTGTGATATTAATGAAAGAACTTGTACAAGCATTCGAGCAATTAAAAGCTCGTAACTCCGAGCGCGATAAGCGCATGCGCGAGGTTGCATTGGTAAGAGCGGGTAACGCTGACCAAGTCTTCCGTGGTTTATTTCCAGAGGGCGTATGGTCACGTCCAATTATCGCTAACCTCATCGATGTCGTTGCACGAGATGTTTCTGAACAAGTCGGTGTTCTTCCTACCATTACTGCTGCTGGTGATTCATCACTAGATGATAACCAGCGTACCAAGGCTGACAAGCGTACAAAGATTGCCAACTATTATGTTGCTGCATCTCGACTTGGTACGGAACTACTGCGTGGCGCAGATCAGTTAGCAACTTACGGCTTTGTTCCTTTTAGAGTTGAACCAAACTTCAAAGACAAGCGACCACATATCCATGTGGAAAATTCCGTAGGTGCTTATTACGATATGGATCGCTACGGTGTTGTTAACACCTACGCTCGTCTATATCACCGTAAAGCTGGAGACTTGGCTGCTCACTTCCCCGAGCATGCCGATGCAATTCTCCAATCAAATACTTATACACGTGGCGATGGCAACAGCTTGTTACAAGTTGTACGTTGGACAGATAAAAACAAAACTGTTCTTTTCTTGCCAGATCGGGGAGGTCTAGTACTTGCGACAACACCAAACAAGACAGGCGTCGTCCCAATTGCAATTGCTCAACGCCCTTCTCTCGATGGAGAAAGTCGGGGTCAATTCGACGATGTACTACCTGTTTACGCAGCGAAAGCGCGACTTGCTCTTCTTACTATGGAAGCTGTCCAGAAGTCTGTTGAAGCTCCTCTTGCTCTTCCCAATGATGTTACTTCTCTATCCATTGGTCCTGATTCAGTCATTCGCTCGAACAGTCCTGAAAAGATTAGGCGCGTCAATCTAGACGTACCACAATTTGCATTTGCAGAGAACAATGTTCTTGCAGATGAAATGAAACTTGGAACACGTTTTCCTCAAGCACGTGCAGGACAAGCAGAAGGATCAGTAGTTACTGGTCAAGGCGTAAAGGCTTTGATGGCAGGCTACGATTCACAAGTTAAGATTTACCAATCAATCCTTGGTGAAGCAATCGGTCAAGCAATTTCATTTGCTTTTGCAACCGACGAAGCATACTTTGCTGAAATTACTCGTGAAGTATCTGCGACAGCCAATGGAGTTCCTTACAAGTTAAAGTACAAGCCAAGTTCCGATATCAATGGCAACTATGGCGTGACCGTTGAGTACGGTCTTATGGCAGGTTTAGACCCTAACCGTGCATTGGTATGGGGTCTACAAGCTCGTGGAGATAAGTTAATCTCTCGTGGAATGTTGCGTCGCAACCTTCCTATCTCGCTTAATGCTGGTGAAGAAGAGCGAGCAATTGACATCGAAGAGATGCGTGATTCTCTTAAAGCGTCCGTATCACAAATGGCTGCAGCAATTCCACAAATGGTAATGCAAGGTCAAGATCCGATGAAGATTGTAGAAAAGATGGCAAGCGTTATTACAGATCGCAAGAAGGGTATTCCTCTTGAGGATGCAGTAGCAAATGCTTTTAAGCCAGAACCAGCACCACAAACCCCAGAAGGTCAGGCAATGCCAGAACAACCAGCAGTACCTGAACCTGGTATGGGTGGACAAGCACCACAACTTCCTCAAGGTAGACCACCTATGCAAGAACTTCTTGCAGGTCTCACAGGTGGAGGAAATCCAAATCTAGCAGCGAGAGTAACTCGTCAAATCCCAGCATAACTAAGGAGAAATAAATGTTCGGAAAGCAAGGAAAGCCAGCCAAGGCAAATGTCGGCTCACCAATCATGGGCAAGAAGAATGGTGGAGCAGTAAAAGGTGGCGGAAACGTCAAGCAAGGCATCATTACCAAAGGCACAAAGGGCAACAAGAACAAGCTTAAGTAAAGCTTAACAAATATTAAGTAAAGGATAACTATGGCAGCGAAGAAACCAAAAGCTCCGAAGAAGTTTAAGCAGGCGCGTAAAGCTGCCGTAGCCGATGCCAAGGGAGCTTTCAGTGGAAAGACCAAGGCGGTACGCCGTGACCCTATGGCAAAAGTATCTGCAGAAGATAAAGCAGTTCTTTCAGAAGTAAAGAAGGAAGCCAAAGCAGGTTACATTACCGACGATAAAGGTAATAAAATATTTAGTAAGCCAACTGAAACAGCGCAAGAGCGTTTTGCTCGTGACCGCCGTGAGGCTAAAGCAGCAGTTGATCGCATGTATGAAACAGAAGATGCTAAGACAGCTAAGGCTAAAGGTGTTGTAGAAGTACAAGGAAAGAAATACAACACTGGTGGTCCAGCAGAAAAGAAAATGGCTGAACTAAGAAAAGTTCAAACGCCTAGCAAATCTGTTGCTAAAGTAGGTTCAAAAAAAGATAAGCTAAAAAAGGCTATTGGCTCTGCGGAAAAATCACAACGCAAGACAATGGATATGTCAAAATCTCCAACCAAGCCTGCTACAAAGAAGCCATCTGTAACAAAGTCAATGACTCGTGCAGAAAAGTCTGCTGCCAATAAGGCAGCATGGGCAAAGATGACACCAGCAGAACGTAAGAACTGGGCAGCGTCAAAACCTGCAGCATCAGCTGCTTACCCAAAGACAATTAAAAGCGGTAAGTCAACAAAAACTTTTGGTGAAATTAGCAAAAATGTTGCAGCCAAAACAGGTGTTGCAGCAAAAGGTGAACTTAAGACAGCAGCAGAAGTTGATAAGTATAAGGCAGCAGTTGCGTCAGGCAAGTCAAAGGGCGAAGCAGTTCGTATTGCTAAAGGTGGAACATCTAACCTTCCTGCAGTAGTTGCAAAGAAGGGCGCAGGCACAGTTGCTACAACTGGTGCTAAGTCAGCAGCAAAGAAAATTACTGCAGGCACAGTTGCACGTGCAATTGGTAGAGGCGCATATAAGGCAGTTGGCGGAAAAGTCGGTCTTGCAATTACAGCAGCAGGTCTTGCAGCAGGTCCTATCCAAAGAAAATTAAGTGAAGGAACCAAGGGTCGTACAACTTGGGATCTAATGAATGCTGGAACTCTTCGTCCAGCACCAAAAACTACAGCAGACTATGGTCGTGCTGTTCCAGGTGGACTAAAAGGAAAAGGTAAAGCAGCTGCAGCAGCAGCTGGAGTTACAGCAGGTGCAGCAGCAATGAAGCAGCGCAGTAACCAACCACGTATTACTGGTCAAGGTAAATACAAGAATGGCAAAGCCCCTACTATTAATTCAGGTGGATCAACTACTACCTATAAAGTAGAAACTGGCGACACACTTTCAGGTATTGCTAAAAAGGCTGGCGTAACTCTTGCAGAGTTAATGGCAGAAAATAAAAAGATTAAAGACCCTCGTAAGATTTATCGCAACACAACGGTAAAGATTCCTGCAAAGGGTAAGACACCTACACCAATGTACACAGGTCCAGTTCCATACGTACCAGGATCTAAAGCAGCGAAAGCATACGAAGCTTCAAGAAAGAAGTAATCCATGTCCATGATGCAACCTAATCCTGGCGCGGTATCTGGTCCTGGAAAGTTTTCCAAGCGACCAGATGTACCAGCACAGGGTGCTAAAAGGTTACCTAATGCAGCCTACGGCGAGCAAAAAGATTTCCTTGCACAGCAAGCGGGAGCACCAATGGCAAAAGCTGCTAACCCAATGGCTGGCGTTATTCCATTGTCTGCGCCAACCAACCGACCAAGCGAACCTGTTACTGCAGGTATTGATGCAGGTCCAGGTCCAGGCAGTGAAGTACTAGGACTTAAAGCACCCAGTGATGTACAGGTTGAAGATTTAACTGTATTGCAAAAGTATTTACCTTTAATGATGCAATTTGCAGATTCGCCTAACTCAACTGGAACAATGAAAGCATTTGTTAAATATCTACGGAGTCAAACTGAATGAAAGTATTCAAGAAGTTCGAGGAGAATCTCGAGTATCTTGGGTTTGAGTTGGCTCCAATAGCATGGGATTTAGCTCGTTTTCCTTTTGAGTCTGATAGTGATCGCATTGATTTGCTTAATCAATTAACTACAGCTCCAGAAGGGGGAATGACTAATGTCGCAGATGCAACCGCAGCCAACACCAACTCCCAACTGGTGGGATAAGTACTACGCTGAAACACCACAGACTCCTCCTGGACCAGTATATTCGCCTGTAGATTCTTTTAAGAAACAACAGTTTGATAATACTAAAGTCGGAGGAATTGAAAAAGCTGTAGTTCCTAAGATTGCTTCTGGAATTGAAAAGGCAAAGAGCAGTCCATTTGGATTCATTGTAAATCCTGCAATGAAAGCAATGGAGTTAGCAGGCAAGTATGTTATTCAGCCTGCAACACAGGCTGTCTCTACTGCCCTTCTCGTTCCGCAGGCTCTTGCTCAAGGTAAAGGTGTATCTAGTTTTAGATATGCTTCACAGCAATCTAAAAAGATTTCAATGGGTCAAGCTCTTGCCACCACTGTTGGCGGTGCTGTTGGTTCTGTATTGCCAGATGCAATTACACCTACATTCATGGACAGCAACTTTAATGTCTTTGATGATAAGCAACGAGATAAAGCATTCAGAGATGAATGGCTAGGCATCGTTACATCAGGTGCAACAGACCTAACACTTGCAATGCTTGGTACTAAAGGCGCAGGTGCGCTAACTCGTGCTGGCGTTAAAACTGCAGTAGGATCAAAGAAGATTCTTACAACTTCGGACATGAATACATTCCGCAGTAAAGTTGAAGAAACTGTTGCATGGGCTGCTGCAAAAACAGGTGAAGCACCTACATCTGGTCTTGGTGTCCTTATTGATGATGCAGTTAAAGAGACAAATTTAACTCGCCTTGCTGCTAATCCTTTGATTTCAGAAACTGCAAACCCATATCGCACAGCAACAATTGTATCTCGCCTCGATAATCATCGAGATGTTGGAGATTACTTGCTTGCAGAACGCGGTGACACTGCAGCATTCATGCGTTTGATGCAAAGCAAGCCAGTACTTGCTGACCACATTGACAATTATGGTCTCAACCGCTTTGAACCAATTACAGATTTTTCAAAGATTGGCTTAGATGCAATTAGTCCTAAGTTGACTACTCGCTATCAGGCTATCATTGATGCTAAAAGAGCAACAGATCCTAAGTTTTCTGATGCACTTGATGACTTTATGTCCAAGGCAACCAGTGGTGTACTTGAAAGTTACCAGCCAGGCAAGTATGGCGTATTAGAAAAGCTAAACCTCGGTAAGCAGAAGCTTGCTTTGCAAGCTAAGTATGGTGATATCAAGTTATTTGGTCGAGATGGTGGCGAAGGTTGGCGTTCAACCGTATACCAGACTGATGTTTATGACCGTGCTATCCGTGCCATTGCATGGGTAGGGTCAGGTCGACCACAAGGTCACATCAATATTTCTAATCCACGCCGATTTGAAGCAGCAAATGATTTGCTATCAGACCTTAACCGCTTGCAAATGCTACGCGGTACAGAAGGTGCAAAGTTTAAGCGTGATATGGTTGAGAAGTTTCTTGCAGCGCAAGATGATACTCAACGAGCAATGGCACTTGCACAAGTAGAGCAGCAAGTAATGATTAGACTTGCTAAGAATTATGGCGTTCGTGGTATTGATGATATCAAAACTAACAAAGATGCCATAGATCAAATTACTAAGTGGCATTCTGGTGCTAGTGAACGTCGTCAAACACTGACACAATACGCAACTAAGCATGGATTTATACCAGATGAAGATGGCAACCTTAACGTAACCAACTTCTTTGCTGTATCAAATGAAGCACAGACAGTACCAATGCTTGATTTCCGTAAGTTGGAGATTGAAGTTATCTTGAATACCAAGCGTTCGCTTGGTGCAAGAGCACCAATTACCAAGGGACAAGAACTTGGAGCATTTGCTTCTAAAGGTGGCATGGCTTTAGGTCAGATTCTTGACACAGCCAACATGGTTTTCAACAACTTAAACCTACTTCGTTTTGCATACATCCCAAAGAACTCAATGGTTGATCCGTTTGCTCGTGGCAGCATGGCACTTGAGTCAATGGAACTTGTTAAGAATGGTTTGCCTGGAACAAAGAACATCATTTATAACACAAGCCTACGTGCAGAACAGGCGAAGCGTTGGATTCCTGGCACTAACAGTGCAGCATCACGACGTCAAGAAAAGGCTGTCCTTAAAGAAATGGATATTCTTGCTGGCGATCTTAAACTTGTGGTTGAACCATGGGAAGCAGCACAAAAGAACTTTGATGCAGCAGAAATAGCGTGGCAAGCAGCACGTACAACGCAAGCAAAAGCAGAAGCTGCAGCCAAGAAGGCTACTAAAGCAAACCAAGCGCAAGCAGATGCTGCAAAACATGCAGCAGACTACGAACTTTGGAAAGCACAAGATGCTTTCTACAAGGCAACCGATGAATTAGATCGCACTGGACAGGCTGTTAATGGTCTTTCAGTTCTTATTGAAAAGAAACGTGCTCTTATTTCAGACGAGGCTAAAGCACAAGGTGCTTTACGCCAACGCAAGAATCTAGGTCAAGAAGCAGAAGTTATTACCGTTAACGGTAAGGACTACACAATTGCTGGTCTTGCAGATCCAAACATTCGTGGTGCTAAAGCCTACATGTCTGAGATCGATTCAACACAAAACTTTTATAGCACATCTATGCAGGCTGAATACAGCCGTCGTCTACGTGCTGAAGGCTCACGATTTGTAACAATCAAGCGTAACGAAGGCAAGCCTTACTGGAATGCATTAGCACATATTGCTAATCGCCAGATTCGTAACGAACTTGAAATGCCTTTAGGCATGATGATGCGTGGAGATTCAGACTCACAGATTCTTAAGTGGTTATACACAGGAGATGCTGGTAAAGAGTACCGTCGTCGTATGTCGTCTCGTGCAGGTCACGTCATGACACAAGATGAGTTTGCTGCATGGATTAGCCAGACTAGCGACAAGCTTCGTAAGATGTATCCAAGCGAAGAACTACGCAAACTTATTCTAGAACGTGATGTTTCAATTAAAGAAACAGAGATTCTTTTACGTAATCGTCCAGATTTATTGGAATCAATCGAAGGTCCAAACATTAATCTTAATGATTTGAACTGGGCTGAAAAAAGATTTGCTAACGTTGCTGGCGTCACCGACGCAGCATGGCGTATCCTATCTGCAACTGAAAACAAGATGGTTCGCAACCCATTGTTCTTGAACTATACAAGAGATGAAATGCGTACACTTATCAATGCAGCACAACGTGCTGGCATTGATCCATCAGATGCAGTGGTTAATAACCAGATGCGTCAGATTGCTTACCGTAATGCACTTGCACGTGTAGAACAAACTCTTTATTCTTCACGTCGCCTTACTAACGGTATGTACGCTGCACGATTTGCAATGTCATTCCCTCTAGCATTCTTCAATAGCCAAGCAGTTGCCTTGAAGTTGATGGCAAAGAATCCAATGAACGCATACTGGTATAACAGTATTGCCAATGCCTTTGATAACTTCGAAGCTTACGAAGATCAAGATGGAAACACATACAAGAAGATGGCTGATGTTCCAGCAGGAACTCAAGTAACGGTAAAGTATCCATTACCACTAGGAGACAAACTTCCTCAATGGGCAAAGGATGCACTTAAACCATACACAGATTCACGTGGTGGTGGGCTTAAATGGAATCCAAAGCAAATGGAGTTCATGATTGCAGACCCAAGCGTATCTTGGTTTGGAACCGTTGGAATCTCACAACTTGTTAAAGATGGATTTACAGCACCTCTTGGTTTATGGACAATCCATGGCGAAGATATTGCTAAGAACTTACGTTCTACATTTGGTGATGACTTCTACGAGAACAGCATTCTTTTTGGTGGATACCCACAAGAAGGTGGCAATTTAGTAAGCACAGCGATTAACACAATTGCTCCAGGTTATCTACGTTCAGCACTTGACAAGGTTGGAATCCTGCGTAGCGATAGATTTGTTGATGAAGTATTTACTAACTACCGCGTTCTTTACTCAGAGTGGGATCGTAATGGTCGTGTAGGGGAACCTCCTAGCATGGCTGTTGCTGCTAAAGCAGCAGGCAACATGTCTTTTATTCGCTCAGTAGTGCAGTTCTTTGCACCAATTTCAACAACATTTGATCCAGTAACTCGTGCTGCTACACAGTATTACAGCGACTTACTAACTCAATATAACGGTGACTACGATCTAGCACAGAAGAAGATGGAAGAAGAATGGGGTATTGACTCCATTGCTTTGATTGGTTCTAACCAAAAGAATATTGCGGGAGTGGCAGCAAACTACTCAGACATCAAGATGATTCGTAATAATCCAGAACTTCTTGAGAAGATTGGTCGTTGGGATACTAAGTATGCAGGAATGTTATCTGCTGGATACGGTGAATTAACCGATGAATATTCAACAGAGATTGCTGCAATCTATAAGAGACTTAACTTCCCAGGTGGATATAACTCTCCTCTTACACAGAAGAAGAGTGCAGAAGAACTACGAGTAGATATTGAATCACGTCGTGGTTGGGCTGAGTATCAAAAAGCTACAGAGTGGCGTGATGCAATCATGGCTCAATATGGTGTTGGTTCTACATACGAAGTTAGGTATCAATCACTTGGAATCAAACAACAGTTTGACTCAATGGTTAAGTCAATTCAATCCGACTTCCCAGGTTGGGCTGATAATCGTTCAGCAAGTCAGAAAGATTTCTGGGGTGTAACAATCCCAGCAATCCAAGAGATTGCTAATGATCCAAAGTGGAGACAATACGCTGACGGTAAGAGCGATAAGTGGACAGAGATTGCCTACTGGTTAACTCAAGCCAATGCGTTCAGAGAACAATACACAGCAGCGATGAACAGTGATAGGCGCAAAGCAGATCTTAAAGCACAGTTCTCGCAATTTCATTACAACTTTATGCAGGTTGCAAGCGATGAGTTTTCAACATTTGCAGCAAGGTGGTTAGAGAATATGCCCGAACTAAGTACAGAATTGGTGGCAGGATAATGGTAGCTAAAGATACAGACAAAGACGGTATCCCAGATATCTATGACAACCTGCCTAATTACCCAAACCCAAATCAAGTAACTGGCAAAGGTACAGTCAATAGTGCTGGTGGTTATCCATCCTTTACTCCTAACGTTCCTGGCATTCAATTGCCTGGTCTTCCACCTGCACGTTATGCATCACCTGATGAAGCAAAAGAGTGGTTTAAGTATCTGCCAACCAAGAACAAGGCTATGTACAATGATTTCATTGCAGACCTTGCACGTAAGGGCATAGCTAAAAAATATGCACAACTTGTATGGAATGATGCGGTTGGTTGGACACAATCATTAGGTAGCACAAGTGGCAACCCATTTGAGTATCTCAATGTTATGGATCCATCTATGTACAGAGCCGAAGGCACTGGACCAAAATATGGAACTCAAGCTGTTAAAGATACACGTATTACACAATACAGCGGTTCTTCTGCTGCTCAGCAAATCAATGATGAGATGGAGCGCAGACTTGGTCGCAGAGCGACACAAGCAGAAATTGATGCTTATACAGCAGGCGTAAATGCAGCAGCAAAGAAGGAACCTTCTACATATCAGGGAACTACAACAACTGCTGCACCAAAAGGCAAGAACACTATGGGTTCTACTACTTCAACTGGAACCCAAGGAACTGGTTTTGATCCAACAATGTTTGCTCGCAACTTTGCAATGTCTCGTCCAGATTATGCTGAATCATTTGCAGCCAATACATTCTTAGGTCTTGTTGAAAAACTTCTTAAAGATCCAAATGCAATCGGAAATGTGGTTGGTAGCTAATGGCATATACAGTTAAAACTGGCGACACGCTTAGTAAGATTGCTGCTGCCAACGGAACAACAACCGCAAAAATTATTGCAGCCAATCCATTCTTAAAGACTAATCCAAAGTATAACGGCGGAAGCACAATCTTTAGTGGTACTGTCCTTCAGATGCCAGCACAGGCTGGTGCATCAACTGGCTTAAACACAGCAGTTAATAATGCAACCAGTGGAAATAATACAGGAACTAGCACTGGAACTTCTACTGGAACATCAACTGGAACATCAACACAGGCTGCAACTAATATTGATAAACTTGACAAAGCTACGTTGCAAGCAAGGTTCGGTATTGCTGCTGGTGTTATTGGTGCAGACCCAAGTCTTGAAGCAGTTCTTAATCAAATCCTAGATCAACAAATTACATCTGAGGCACTCATGACTCAGATGATTCAAGGTACTGCATGGTACAAGAATCAAACAGATACTCAACGTCAATACGCTTACTATAAAGAAACTAACCCAGGTCAATACGCTGCAGATTTACAACTTAATGCAAGCAATATTGTTAAGCAATTTATGGGTAATGGCATAAGTATTACAGCAGCAGAAGCTATTGATTATGCACAGCAAATGATGCAGTCAGCCATTATTAAAGATGGCAAGGTTGTTCGATACGACCAAGAGTTTCTTAATAAGATTATGTCTAAGTCAATTGACTTTAGCAAAAAGAGTGTCATTGGTAACAAGACAATCTATAACCTAACTGGCAAATTAGAAACTGTAGCCAACGAGCTTTATAAGCGAGCATGGGAATATGGATTTCCTAACAGCATGTCTAATACACGATTCGAAGGCTGGTTTGAAAACAGCATGAAGGGTCTTATTGCTGGAACCCTTAACGCAGAAGATCTAGATAATGAACTTCAAAAGCGAGCAATGTCAATGTTCCCTGGTCTTACAACACAATTATCTCAAGGCAAGACGCTACGCGACGCAGCCGATCCATGGTTAACAGCAATCGCTGACACATGGGAAATGGATGTTAACTCACTAGATCTCAACAATGATTATGTACAACGAGCCCTTAACTACACAGATGAAAAGGGAAATGTTGGAACCATGAACCTTTACGATGCCAAGAAGATGGCTCGTCGTTCTGGCAACTGGGATTATACAAGCACAGCAAAAGAGGAGAAGACCAAGATTGCATCAACGATTCTCCGCGACTTCGGATTCCTGGGGTAAATAGATGCCAAGAGATTATATGTCAGATGGCGGAGATTATTCACCGCTTGCATCAGCAGTAGCTGATTATGGAATGACAGCTAGTGAGAAGAATGCTTCCGCTGCATCTAAGTCAGGTACGGTTGCTGCTTCAGCACCAGCTGATACAACACGTGACTTTGTAACAGTTAAACCAGGAGATACATTCTCTGCTATTGCCAAAGCAAATGGCATGACAGTTAAAGAACTTCTTGCTATTAACCCAACCATTGATAATAATCCAAAGTATAACAATGGTGCAATGATTTGGTCTGGCACAAAGATTTACACAGAGCCAGCAAAACCAACCACTGGAATTAATGCAGCAGCTAAAGGACCTATTGATAGTGCTCCTTATACACCAAGCGATACTGGAACAGCAACATCTACTAGCACTGCAACCTCTACCGCTACTAGTACCGCTACTAGCACTGCAACTTCTACCGCTACTAGTACTACCACTAGTACTGCTACAAATACAGCTACAAGCACATCTACTTCTACCGCTACATATGGTGGATCTACAACATTTATTAATCCAGTAACTGCAGCAACTGCTGCAGTTGATACACAGATTGCAGATTTGCTTAATCAAATTGCAGCAATGCAGGCTACATTTAATAAGCCAGTAGCAAAGACTGTTGCATACGAAAAGACTATTCGTAAAACTGGTGGAGTTGTAGAAGTCTGGCAGGTTATGTCAGATGGAACCATGGGCAACATGGTTGATACATACACAGATTTTGGTGCTAAAGATTCCGTATTAAAGATGTTTGAGAACACAGGTCTTGGTGTTGGATTTATTGATTCATTAAATAAGGCAATCGATAAGGTATATGAAGAAAACATTATGCCAACCGATGCTCAGATTCTTAATAGCATCTATGATAGTGAGGCATATAAGACTCGTTTTGCTGCCAATGAAACAATTGCACAGCGTATGAAGGATGGCAAAGGTCGTCCTGGTGACAGACTTCTTACACCATATGAATACATTCAAGCTGAAAAGGGATATGAAACAATCCTTCGTGAAGCAGGTCTACCAACAGGATTTTATGACACGCAAGACGACTTCCGTCGTCTTATTGAAAATAGCGTTAGCTCTGCTGAACTAACAGATCGTGTCAACATTGCCCGCAATGCATTACAGAATGCAGATGTACAAACCAAGCAGGCACTTAAAGATTACTATGGCTGGACAGAGGGCGAATTAACCGCCTACTTACTTGACAGCGAAAAAGCTTTTGACTTGGTTAACTCTAAGTTTAAGTACACAACAGAACAAGCCAAGCAGATGTACGGTGCTGCTGAAATTGGTGGTGCTGCTCTTCGTGCTGGTCAATTATCTGACCAAGCATTTGCTGAAGAAATTTACAAAGCAGGCAAGGGTGCTCAAGCAGAATCAGCATTCCAGTCAGCAGCAAGTCAACAAGCTGATTACCAAAGACTTCTTGGTCTATATGGTGAACAAGCTGGAACACAAGATCTTGCTCGTGAAGAACTGGCTCTTGCTGGTGGCTCAGATGTCACATTAAAGAAGAAAGCACTTGCCTCTAAAGAACGTGCGATGTTTGCACAGAAGTCAGCAATTGATACGTCGTCTCTTGGACGTCGTGCTAAAAAAGCTGACGTATAAATAGGTTCCGTTCCTGACCGACCAGCCCAGGTAACGTGTATCAGTCTGGCAGTCATCACGTCTATGAATCACTTCCCCTGGTGAGGAGTACGTGTGGTGCAAACCCGATGAGGGTCCAACAACTAATAGGGAGAAAACAATGGCAGAATATACAGAGTACGAGTTCGAAGACGATACTGAGGACTACGGTACTGACTTAGTAAAGAAACTACGCAAGCAAGTGGATCAACTTTCCAAGCAACTTAAGGAACGTGATTCAATACTTGAGGAGTATCAGACCTATAGTCACGAAGCAGCAATCGGTGAAGTCTTAGAAAGTTTCGGACTCAACCCAAGAATCGCAGCATTTATTCCATCGGATATTGAAGCCGACGAGGATTCAGTAGCTGAATGGTTAAATGAATACGGCGATGCCTTTGGCATATCTGCCGTTGATGAATCAGAGTCTTCTGAAGAAGACCCTGATGCTCAAGCATTTGAGCAAATGTCAGAGTTTGAAGATGGTGGAATCGATCCAAATATTGGTCGAGACATTCAGTCGTTGATTGCTAACGCATCATCACCTGAAGAACTCACCAACTTCTTAAAACGCTGATTAATCCAAATCAACCCTAACAGAAGGAATTAAACGTGCCAACAACACCAGCCACGTCAACAACGACATCAACGATGTCGAACTTGATCCAGACTGCGTATGACAAGTACATTGAGTTTAACCTTCGTTCAGAACCAATGTTCCGCAAGTTTGCGGACAAGCGTCCTGTCGATGTAACAAACCCAGGTAACACTGTCGTATTCCAGGTCTACACAGATCTATCTCGTGCTACATCAGCACTAACTCAAACAGCAGATCCAGATGCAGTAGAACTCAGCAACACCAACAAGGTTAACGTTACAGTTAACGAATACGGTAACGCTGTAATCACAACTGAGCGTCTTGCTCTTGAGTCTCTTTCAGCTATCGACCCAGCAGTTGCAGACATGTTGTCATTCAACATGCGTGACTCACTTGACTCACTCGTATGGGGCAAGTTGACAGCACTAGCAACAGGTCGTTACACAGGAACATCATCAGCCGATGAGTCAACACTCAACGGACAAGATGTGTCTGCATCTACTTCAGCAGCTAACATGACAGCAGCTCTTGCTCGTCGTGGTGTTGCTAAGCTTCGTGGTGCATCAGTGCAGCCACGCGACGGTGGATTCTACACCGCTCTTATTCACCCAGACGTATCTTATGACCTACGTTCAGAAGCACAGTCTTCAGGATCTGCTGTATGGCAGCTCCCACACACATACACCGAAGCTGGTGTAGGTAACCTATGGTCAGGCGAGATCGGAATCTACGATCAGGTTCGTTACATCGAAACTCCTCGTGCAGAATCCATCTCAGGTTCTGGTACATCAAAGGTATACGCAACAGTTCTTCTTGGTAAGCAAGCTCTTATCGAGGCTGTCTCATATGAGCCAAAGACTGTTATCGGTCCAGTTACAGATAAGTTGATGCGCTTCCGCCCAGCGGGTTGGAAGGGTCTACTTGGATGGAACGTCTTCCGTACAGAAGCACGTTACGTCATCAAGACCAAGTCAAGCATCGCGTCTTAATTTGGCGGAGAGGGGCAGGCAACTGCCCCTCTCTACTTTAAGGAAACCATGAGCGACGAATTAAACCTTGTGACACCGCTTCAGGCTTACGCCTTTGAAGCACATGAAATGTACCAAGCGTTTATTAACGCTGGGTTTACTGATGGTGAAGCGTGGGATTTATTACTGCGTCAACTACCAGAGTGGGAGTTTCCCGCACCAATGTCAAGTATCAATGTAGATGACGAGGATGAAGAAGATGTCAATGAAGAATGAAAAGTATCCTTCAATGAAAGCCATGAAGAAGCACGAGAAGTCTGAAGGCAAGAAGGAAATGATGATGGAGTACGGCAAGAAGAAAATGGGCGTTAAGAAACCAACTGTTAAGAAGAAGGGTAAGTAACATGCCAGCAAAGATGTGCAAGAAGTGCGGTAAAGCTAAGTCGAAGTGTAAGTGCTAATGCCAAAGAAATCAATCAAAGCAGTAATGCATGAATTTAAAGCAGGCGGATTACATTCTGGCAAAGATGGCAAAGTAGTTAAGAACCCAAAGCAGGCAGTTGCTATTGCACTGTCAATGACTGGTAAGGCTAAGCCAGGAATTAAAAAACCTAAAGTAAAGAAGAAGTAATGCCAAAGAAGAAGCAGGTATGGGACAAACCAAACCCAAAGAAAGTTTCTAAACCTTTGACATCTACACAAAAGGCGTCAGCAAAGGCTGCAGCAAAAGCAGCTGGACGACCATATCCAAATTTGGTTGACAACATGAGAGCAGCAAAGAAGAAGTAAATGGATCCAAGACTAAAACGAGCAGGCGTATCTGGTTTTAATAAACCAAAGGCAACGCCTAGCCATCCAACAAAGTCTCACGTTGTTGTAGCCAAGTCTGGCTCACAAGTTAAGACTATTCGTTTTGGTCAGCAGGGTGTATCAGGTTCACCTGAAAAAGCTGGCGAGACCAAGAAGTACCGCCAACGTCGCCAATCATTTAAGGCACGTCATGCAAAGAATATTAGCAAAGGTGTTATGTCAGCAGCCTACTGGGCAGACAAGGTGAAGTGGTAATGCCAAAGATATTTCGTGGACCAACATATAAATACAGACCTGGTCGTGAGTACGACCTTTGGTTTGTGTCTTACCCTATTGGTAAGACAGTGGCTAAAGTCAATGGCGTTTGGAAAACAATGGTTGTTCCATATGACCCAAACTTAAAAACTTATGATCGAGTTTTGCGTGGAGGTTATGACAATGTCATAACAGATGCAGAAGCAGCAGAACTGACAGCAGCAGGATACGGAGATTACGTTTTCAATGTCTAGTTGCAGATCAGGATGTAAAACACAAGACCATGCTAACTGGGGCGAATGCGCCAGAGCAGCAAACCTAAGCATCAGCGACCCTGTCGCTTTAGCAGAGTCAAAGAAGACCAATGCTGAACTTGGTGCATACAGGGAAGCCCGCAAGCTTGGCATTCAACCAGCATCAACCAAGATGAGAGACATCCAAAAGGCTGTCCGTATGTCTGATAAAGCAGGAAAGGCGTTACAAGCATAATGGCTACGTTAAACGAATTAACAGAACAAACGCTTGGTGAGATCAATGGCTATGTTCGCAACCAAGAATCAGTCACAATTGCGCTGAACATTGTTGATGCTGATGACTTATCTATCGCAGTTGATGATGCATCTGCTATTAGCAAAGGCATTATTGAGATTGATGAAGAACTTCTTTATGTAAAAAAGTCTATTGCAGCAAGTGGTACTTTACAGATTCTAGGAACTACACAAAATCAAGTAGGTCGCGGGTGGCGTGGGACTACGGTAACTAGTCACGTATCTGGTTCAGTTGTAAGAAACAATCCTTTATTTCCAAAAACACAAGTTAAACGAGCTTTGCTCGAAACAATCAAGGGAATGAACTTCCCAGTTATTAAAGAAACAAATTTTGATTTTACTGGTTCTCAGTATGCATACTCAATCCCAGACGAAGTAGTAGATATTACTGGAGTCTCATGGGAACTTCCAGATTCAACTGGTGTATGGGCTCTTATCAAGAGATGGCGTATTGACACTAACTACTATAACGAAAATACAAATACATACGGTCAGGCAATTGTACTTAATGAAGCACCAATGGCTGGTGCTCGAATCAACGTACAGTACACAGCATACCCAACTACCATAACAGCTAATCAACAATTAACTGCTAGTGGATTACCAGCATCATGTGAAGATGTTGTACGTCTTGGTGCTATGTATCGCTTACTTTCAACAGTAGACCCAGGCAAGGTAATTGCCACATCAGTTTCAGCAGACGTTCTAGATCAACCAGTATCTGCTGGCGCATCTACTACTACTGCTAAATATATTTTTCAGCTTTATACCGTCCGCCTTGCGGAAGAGGTTGCAAAGCAGCAAGCCAACTTCCTCAACACAATCCAGTACCAGAGGTGATGAATGCCAACACAAGCACGTTACTATAGTTCGAATGCAGCCAAGACTACTCTTGCTGCTTCGATCAGTTCATCAGCAACAAGCCTTACGCTTGCTGCTGCAAGCAATCTACCTGCACAGTATCCCTACACACTCATTCTTGAGAAGGATACAGCAAATGAAGAAGTAGTTGAAGTTACCAGTCTGGTAGGTTCTGCCTACCAGATTACTCGTAACATTGACTCATCGGGTGCTAAGGCACATGCCTTTGGTGCTAACGTTGAACACGGTGTATCGGCTCGAGACTTTACAGAGTCTCGCCAACACGAAGTTGCAACCACAGATGTTCACGGCATTAGCGGTGATGTCGTTGGTACTGGTGGCTCACAGACACTGACTGGAACAAAGACTTTATCTGCAGCAATCATTACCGCTGCTGGTGTAATCAATGCTAATAACTACAAGATTACAAACGTAGCAACACCAACAACATCTGGTGATGCAGCGAACTTAGCATATGTAACTGGTATTGCAGGTTCTGCTACTGCTGCTGCAAGCAGTGCAACTGCTGCAGCAACAAGCGCAGCAAGTGCTGCTACTTCAGCAACCTCTGCAGCAACCTCTGCATCTAGCGCATCTACTGCTGCAACTAATGCTGGAACAAGTTCTTCTAGTGCTGCAACTTCAGCATCTTCGGCAGCAGCCAGTGCTACGGCAGCAGCGACCAGTGCTACATCATCTGCAGCATCTGCAACAGCAGCCAATACATCGCAGTCAAGTGCAGCAACATTTGCTACCTCGGCTGCTACATCTGCTACATCCGCTGCTACTAGTGCAACTAGTGCAGCAGCATCGGCATCGGCTGCTCTTGCATCAGCAAACGCTGCTGCTACTAGTGCTACATCTGCTGGTACATCAGCATCATCTGCTGCAGGTTCTGCATCATCTGTTGCTGGTCAGGTTGCATCTGGTCTTGTCCGTGACATGGGATCTATTACAGATACCGATACAAGCACTGGCACATGGATCTCGCTATCTTCACTGCAAACCAATACTCAGGCATCTGCTAACTCAGCAGCCACCAGCGCATCTAGCGCAGCAACTTCTGCTTCATCTGCAGCAACATCTGCGTCAACCGCATCTGCTTCAGCAGCAACTGCAACTACATCAGCAGCAACTGCAGTAACTTCAGCAGCGCAGGCTGCAACGTCTGCATCAAGTGCTGCTGCATCACAAGCATCAGCTGCAACAAGTGAATCAAATGCAGCAACTAGCGCAGGGTCTGCTGGAATATCGGCTACCAACGCAGCAACTAGTGCAACTAGTTCTGCTGCATCACAATCCGCTGCTGCAACCTCAGCATCTTCTGCTGCAACATCTGCTGGTTCAGCTGGTGTACATGCAAGCAACTCTCTTACCAGTGCAAACCAAGCAGCAACTAGCGCAGCAAGCGCAGCAGCCTCTGCTACAGCAGCAGCAACTTCTGCAAGTTCTGCTGCTACTTCAGCCACATCAGCGGCTAATAGTGCAACCGCAGCAGCAAGCTATATCCCAGCAATCTTTGCTGGGGTTAGTGGTTACTTCTTAACAAACAATGGAACCTCAGCTTCTTGGGCTTCCTTATCAGATTGGGGAACGATCTAATGCCATTCGCATTCCAACGCCGTAGAGGAACTACGGCACAACACGCATCCTTTACAGGACTACTGGGCGAATTGACAGTAGATACTGATAAGAACACAGTAGTAGTTCACAATGGATCATTAGCAGGTGGATATCCACTTGCTCGTGAAAAGGGTGGAACTCTAACAGATGCAGTAGTTCGAGGACTAGAAGAAGATGTCAACATTGTGGCTTCTGCTGCAACTGGAACAATTAACTTTGAAGTCTCAACCGCATCTATCTGGTACTACACATCAAACGCAACAGCCAACCACACACTCAACTTTAGATATAGCAGCGCCGTGTCTCTTAACACAGCATTAGCAACTGGCGATACAATTACTCTTGTATGGCTAAATACCAATGGAACTACTGCTTATTATCCAAGCACTATCAACATCGATGGAACATCTATAACTCCAAAGTGGCAGGGTGGAACAGCAATTACTGCTGGTAACGCATCTTCTATTGATGTCTATGTATTCACAATTATTAAGACAGCATCTGCTACATTTACTGTATTAGCATCACAAACTAAGTTTGCGTAAAGGAGTCGTAATGCCAATTATTGCTGGTCGCGCTTCTGCGGCTTATGGTGCTGGGTTCGCTGCGCCCTCTTATCTTGCATATCTTGGTCCATTTGGTGCCTATGACTCTATTGCTACTACTACATTGAGTAGTTCAGCATCTAGCGTTACTTTTAGCAGCATCCCTGCTACTTATACGCATTTACAAATCAGAATGAATTTAATAAATGTAAGTTCTAATACTTGGGTGTTCATAGACTTTGGTGGAACAAATCCAGTTTATTCACATATTCTTTATGGTGATGGTGCTACTGTCACAGCAGGTTCTTTTAGCAATTCATATAGCAGGATTATTGGATACTCTAGTGGTAGCACAACACAACCTGGAGTCATTATTACAGATATTCTTGATTACGCTAACACTAATAAAACCAAGACAGTTCGTAGTCTTTTTGGGTTTGATATGAATGGTCCTACTGGATATACAGGTTTAGTAAGTAATTTGTATAATTCAACTAACGCAGTCAGTAGTTTTACTATTTCTTGTGGAACTAATTTTGCTCAATACTCATCTTTTGCCCTATACGGAATCCGAGGTAACTAACAATGGCAGCAGGAAATACATACGAAAGCATTGCTACCCAAACTCTTGGCAGCGCACAAAGCACAGTTACTTTTTCTTCTATTCCTTCAACTTATACTGATTTAGTTTTCATCTCACAACCTAAATCAACAGCAACGGAAGGCATTGTGTACATTCAATTTAACTCAATCGGTGGCACAAGCTACAGCTCAACTTATGTTTATGGAAGTGGAAGTGCAGCATCTTCTGGGCGTAGAACAAACTCAGGACTTGGTGTTATTGCAGAAAATGCTTACGCTACAAGCACTGCTGGAAATACTACATTTGTAACTCAGATTATGAATTATGCAAATACTACTACTTACAAAACTTGGTTATCTCGCGGCAATAGAATTGACTCTCAAGGTGTAGAAGCAATGGTTGGTTTATGCCGAGATACATCTGCTATTACAAGTGTTAGTTTTGCAATCGGTGGTACTACTTTTGCAGCAGGTTCAGTATTTTCACTATATGGAATTAAATCAGCCTAGAAAGGGCAAACAATATGGCAACAGCAAATTATGTCCTTTTAGAAAAGATCGTAGTCGGAGCATCTGGTGCATCAAGCGTTACCTTCAACTCTATTCCACAGACTGGGTATACTGACTTGGTTGTGAAGTGCTCTGTACGAAGTGGCAGAAACGCAACCGCAGACACCTTGAACTTAACTGTTAATGGTGGAACCACTTACTCCAACCGAACCGTCTATGGAAATGGTACAAATGCAGTAAGTTTTAGTGGTTCAACTGCCGAAATTGTTTGGACAACTGATGCTGCTAACACAGCAAATACTTTTAGTAATGCTGAGTTTTACATCCCAAATTATACAAGTTCCAACGCTAAATCTATTTCAGCAGATAGTGTTACAGAAAGCAATGCAACAACTGCTTATGCTGCTTTGTCTGCTGGGCTATCATCTAGCACTACTGCAATCAATTCAATTACATTAACATCAAATACATCAAATACTATTCAACAGTACTCAACCTTCTACCTATACGGCGTAGCAAAGCTTGGCACTACCCCTGCCATAGTTCCATACGCAACAGGTGGCGATACCATTATGACTGACGGTACTTACTGGTACCACGCTTTCCTTTCATCAGGAACATTTACTCCACAAAAGGGTTTGTCTTGTGATGTGCTTGTAGTAGCAGGTGGTGGCGGTGGCTCTGGTGCTGGAGGTTATGCAGGCGCTGGGGCTGGTGGTATTTTCTATGCAACTGCTCAATCCTATGCAAGCGGTACTGGGTATACAGCAACCATTGGCGGAGGTGGTGCCTCTGCAACAAATGGTTCTAACTCAACGTTTGCTTCATTAACTGCAGCCGTTGGTGGTGGTAAAGGTGGAGCAACAAATACTGCTGGTAATAATGGTGGTAACGGTGGTGGCGGTGGTGCCAACACTGGTGCTGCTGGTACATCTACACAAACATCAACAGGTGGTACTGGTTATGGTTTTGCTGGTTCTGCTGGTGCTGCAGGTTTTGCACAAGGTGGTGCAGGTGGTGGTGCAGGTGGAGTTGGTGGTGGTGTAACAGCAGGATTAGGTGGAGTAGGAACTACTGCATTTTCATCTTGGGGAAGTATCACTGGAACTGGTAAAGCAGTTTCAAGCACTTATTATTTTGCAACAGGTGGTTCTAACGGTAATGGATCTACTGCAACAGGTGGTGGAGTACAAGCCAATTCAGGTAATGGTGGTAACTGGGATCAAGCAGGTTCATCAGGAGTCGTAATTGTGAGGTATGCAGTATGAGTCATTGGGCAGAAATAGATAGCAACAACATTGTGCTACGCGTCCTAGTAGGACCTAACTACGGAGATGAAGGTGAAGTCTTCTTCAACGCACTTGGCGGTACTTGGGTCAAGACAAGTTACAACGGCAATATCCGCAAGAACTATGCAGGTATTGGCTATTCATACGACCCAACACTAGATGCTTTTGTTCCACCTAAGTGCCACGATGAAGCGGTACTAGATGAAGCAACAGCATTATGGATTTGCAACAACGAAGAACACACTATCAAGGAGATAAACTAATGTCAGAGACACTAACTAAAATAATCGTAGACTGCTCAACTGGTGTAGTGGCAGAGGTGCCATTGACTGGTGATGAAATCCAGGCAGCTAACGAACGCCAAGCAGCGTTCGAAGCACAGCAAGCAGAACAAGCAGCAGCAGATGCAGCTAAGGCTGCAGCTAAGGCAGCAGCACATGAGAAGTTAGCAGCACTTGGTCTAAGTGCTGACGAAATCGCAGCACTCTAAGGAGATAACATGAACGCAAAAGTACAAGCAGCAGCATTGTCTTGGTTCCGTGCAGCAGCAGCATCTGCTATCGCACTATACCTTGCTGGTCAGACAGACCTTAAGGTCTTGGCAACAGCAGCATTAACAGGATTCCTCGGACCAGTTCTTAAGTGGCTTGACGGATCTTCAACAGACTTCGGACGCGGAGCAGAATAATGTCTACCAACGAATGGGCTGGCTTGGCTGTTGCCACTGCCACAATAGTTGCCAGCTTTGCTGGCTCAGTTCGTTGGTTAGTAAAGCACTACCTCACAGAATTGAAACCAAATTCAGGCAGCAGTATGCGTGATGCAATCGAGCGTCTTGAACGACGCGTTGATGGATTATATGAATTACTTGCGGGAAAGAATCATGAATGAAACCTGTAGCCAAGAAAGCCACACCTGCTGCTCTTGCTGTGCTTCGTCAAGCGACGGCATTGCAACCAGCAAGGAAGAGAATAAGCGATGGGCTTCTTCCGTCTGCTGCACATATCAAAGCCAGTCCTGATTCGGATCACAACACTGGTTATGGTGTCGACCTTACTCATGACCCTCTTCATGGCATTGACTGCGCTGACATTTTTCAGCGTCTTAAGTCTGATGTGCGTGTTAAGTACTTAATCTTTAACGGAAAGATTTGGTCTAAGGAACGTGCTAAAGAAGGCGACCGTAAATATACAGGTAGCAACAAGCACCCACATCACATTCATATATCTATTAACGATGGATTTGGTGAAGACACACGTCCTTGGTTCCCATGGATGAAGCAGCCAACAATCATTGGTCAGATTAAAGCAGCGGTCAAACCGCTGCCAGTAAAGAAAGTAGCAAAGCCAGTAGTCGACACATCTAAATGCTGTGTCCACTGTTCACTTAAGAAGTAGGGGTAAATCGTGGCAACGACCAACAAGTATCTTAAAGGCGATCTGCCTATTGCTATTAGCACCAACGTACCTACAGCGTTAGTTCGTTATAGCAGAGAAGACTTTGCTGCAAGCTATGCCATTGGTAATACACCATGGCTATCGGCTGCATCTGATAACAACCGCATCAGTCGTATTACCACAACATATCAGAAGGAACGTATCGACCAGGGAACATTGACTGGTGAACAGTCATTGACTAACTGGTGGTTGCGTTCTGCCACATCATGGCATCATGGCGCGGGCGAGCAATACTATGACGCTGATAGTAGCGATCTGTACAGATTCTATGAGTCAAACAACATTGACCCATGGACTCTTGGTGAGCTTAAGCTTTTACCTGCAACAACAAACCTAACAACATCTGCAGCAAGTAGCCCTGCCACTGTATCTGGTGGAACTTTTTATATTTCTGGTAGTGCTATTAAATTCTATAATGGAACATCAACAACATCTACATCACTAGGAACATCAACAACAGCGCAAACATTAACAACAGATGGAACGTTTGCAATAGTTGGAGCTAATGATGGCATTTATCAGGTAAGCACAGCGTTAGCTGTGACTAAGTTATACTCTAAAAAAGCGGGTGTTACTACACAAACAGTTCAATCTATTGCATATGTTAAAGATAGAATTGTTGCTGGCGTTATGCACGATTCAACAGATATGCATCTCTATGAGTTGGCAAGAAACCCAACTAGCCCACCTGTAACTTTGACTAGCGGTGATGTAAGATTTACCTTTGCTAATACATCTATAGCATTTAATTCAATATCAGAACTTCCTGGTGCAATTGTTGTTGGCTATACACAAGGTGCTGTATCTAGAGTGCAGATGTATACCATTAATCCAACATCACCTACTGCTGCAATAGTTGGACCAACCATTATCGCAGAACTTCCACGTGGTGAAACATTAAACCAGATGCGTTCATACCTTAACGAGTATGTAATCCTTGCAACAACAAAGGGTCTACGTGTTGGAACTATTGGAACAGACGGTCAATCATTTACCTATGGACCGCTCAATGTTGAAGGCAATGTCCAAGACATCGCCTTAGATGAAACCTATGTGTACTGCACACGATCCAACTTAGTATCAGGTTCTGCTGGATTATGGCGTCTTAACCTTGGTCAGACTATTGACAATGGTTATGCATATGCTGCTGACCTTGTAACAGATAGCAATGTTCCTAATGGATTAGCATTTGTTGGCTCGACTGGACTAAAGTTTATAACTTCATCATCTGGTACATGGGTAGAGCATGCAACTAATCTTGCTGCATCTGGCTATCTCAAGTCTGGTCTTATCCGTTGGGGTACTGGAGAGAAGAAGCAACCAGTATCGCTGAGTATTAAGTCAGACCCAGATTCTAGTGGAACGCTTGGGTTTAACGTTGATGACAATGCCGACCAGCTTCTTACAACTGGAACAATTCCATTTGGACCTAACGTTGAATCAACACTTGCAAGTTATGTATACCCTGCTGACGTATTCCAAGTTACCTTTAACTTTGCACGTGATACAACCGATGCAACTAAGGGACCACTGCTAAAAGAGTGGCAGATTCGTGCGCTACCTGCACCACTGCGTTCACGCACTATTACAATTCCATTGCTATGTTACGAAGAGGAAAGGGATCCTAATGGAAACACACGAGTATCAAGTCCATGGGAACGAATCCAATACCTTGAGTCTATTGAGCAGAATGGCGGTGCAGTACTCTACCAAGATTTCACTTCGGGAGAAGAAAGAATCTGTGTTATCCGTGCTATTCAGTTCGAGCAAACTGCACCTCCCACTTTTGCAAGCGGGTTCGGTGGCATCGTCACATTGCAGTTGCAAACAATCGACACAGAAACAGTAGTGTCTTGATTGAAAAATATTTACCACTAGTACAACCAGAAGAAAGATCGCCATTGGTTACACAAGTTCGTGTAGCTCTTAATGTTGCTGGAGATGATCTGCTTGATGCTCCCCTACAGGAAATGTTAAAAGGGTTGCAGCGTCGCTATGACATTCCAGCAGTCGGGTGCATCAATATAGCCACGCTGGATGCGCTCGCAGTTGCTCCACCAGAATGGTAGGGCTAAAAGGAGAGGGGGACTTAATTGTCCCCCTCTTTTTTTATTTCCCTTTTTCACCACGGCTTGCCATCAGGCAAGCCTTTCCCTCCCACCACCCCTCAACCCTATCAGTTACTGGTAAAAAAGAAAGGCGTGTCGTTACCAAGTAATGTCGGTCACGACTGGTATTCTTATAGTATGAATGAACTTCCTCCTCATAGATCCTTTAGTCAGCTGTCTACGTGGCAGTCCTGTCCTCAGAAATATTATCTGAGCAAGGTAGCCATGGTTCCAGAAAAGCCTGCAGTCTATCTTGCTGCTGGTTCCGCCGTCCATTCAATGTTGGAGTGGTTAAACCATGAGCTCTACCGACAGCAACCCACAGGGGATTGACCAACGTGGCGTACCAAGCAATGAGTGTATTAATTGCGGAAGTAACGTCCAAGTTATTAGAGCAGTATTCTCGGACTACGAGCTGGTTATGTGGTTCTTGGATTCTTTTTGTGCCAACTGTGGCTCACCAATGACAGCACCAACCCCAGTAGATCACCCAGATTGGAACCCCGATGACTATCGATTTGACAACTAAATGGGCGGAAGTATTTAATGACGCCGTTCTGGAGACAGAACAAAAGACAGGCATTCCATCCACGGAATGGAAGACAGCGGGACGTAAGACCACCTTGCGTCCCGATGGGGAAGATCTACCATTCTGGCAGAGCGATGGTCTCAAGCAGGTTGAGGCGTACTATAACTGGTACAAACAATCTGGTTGGCAGATTGCTACGATGCCTGATGGGCGTCCTGGAATCGAATGGGCTGCTGATGTATTCTTCGGGGGTACACCAGTACGCATGGTTGTTGATGCGATCTATAAGGTAGGGGAAGACCTTGTTATCGTTGACTACAAGACAGGTTCTAGGACGCCCTTCGGTGCGATACAGGCTGGTTTATACGCCTCTGGTATAGAACGTATCTATGGCATTCGCCCTAAGTGGGGAGCCTTCTTCATGACTCGCAAAGGCGAGCTCGATGAACTCATTGACTTGTCACATTTGACAATGGATTATTTTGATTATGTATTTGGCGCAATGAATGCTGCCGTTTGGGAGGGCTGGTTCCCTCCATCAGTTGGTGACTCCTGCAGGATGTGCAGTTTTACGGCACAATGTCCTGCAATGGGAGGAAAAGATTTCCCATTACAAATCCAGGGAAAAGGAAAAGGAGATGAACTAGATGACTGAATCTATGTTCTCGTATACAGGTAAGTTGAACTCAACTGACCTATTCACTGTGCGTGGCAATAGCGTGAGTGAATTTCGTGCCAACCTAACAGCAGCAGTTGAAGCAATTGCTGATGCTGCTGCACTACAGCAAACACTGAACAACCGCTCAGGCGGTGCATCAGGTAATGCATACACACCTAACGCAGATGCAGCAGTGCAGATGTTGAAGGATGCTGGACTCAATCCAACTCCAGTTGCAACAGGTACAACACCTCAAGCAATTGAAGTAATCATGGATCGCTATGGTAATGAATGGACATATGGACATCCAGATGCACCAGCATTACCAGACGGTCGTGGTAAGTACGCAAAGAAGAAGGGTACTTCCAAGGCTGGCAAGGCTTACGTTGGTTGGTTCGATCCAGCTAAGGGACCGAAGCCTTTTGCCCCAGGTGCAACCGAAGCAGAAACTATCTGGGCTAAGTAACAATGCGTTCACTGTTGCAAGTAGTGGGGGTTGAATCTCCTGCTGGACATATGCTCCCAGAGATTCTGCCTCAACTTACTCAGTCACAAGTTGTGTTTCGTCAAGCGCAGTTGCACTTGATAGCAGCACAACCTGGTGGTGGTAAGACACTACTTGCACTGTGGTACGCAATTCAATCTAAGATTCCGTCACTCTACTTCTCGGCTGACTCTGACTCCCGAACAATAGCCACTCGTGCAGGGGCAATCCTTATGGAGAAAGAAGTCGCACATGTCGAGAAGATGATGGACTCTGATGCATCAGTCCTTTTGGAAGATGCACTCGCTGATGGTGCAGGGCATGTTCGATTCAACTTTGATCCGTCACCTTCGTTGCAAGACATCGAAGAAGAAATAGAAGCTTGGATAGAACTGCACGGCTCTGCACCACAAGCAATCTTTGTAGACAACTTAATGAATGTCGCTTCAACAAGCGACAATGAATGGACTGCATTACGTGATGCAATGTCAGCCTTCCACTATATGGCTCGTGAATACGAGTCAGCCTTCATCGTTTTACATCACGTATCCGAGAACGAGAAGATGTCAAAACCTAACTATCCTGCTCCACGCAAAGCGTTGATGGGTAAAGTTGCAGCGTTACCAGAGTTGGTTCTTAGTGTTGCACTAGACGGACAGGCAAACGTTTATCGCGTTGCCATAGTGAAGAACCGACATGGTAAGGCTGACCCAACAGCAGAGAGTTATATCTCCCTGTCAGCAGAAGCAAGCCATATGACTTTGTATAACTCACCTGCCGAGTTAGCAAGAGCAAGGACAATGAGACAATGGCAGTAGATATTGAATTAACCCTAGATGAAATCTTGGATGGCATTCGCTTCATCCACCTAGTGAGAGAAAACAAAAAGCAATATGAAGTCACCGATAAAAAATTTGATCGCAACAACTCGTCGTATTCGGTTAATCTTATGGGTCAGTTGGGTGAGATGGCGTGTGGCAAAGGACTTGGGTTACAAGTGGACAGAACAATTTCGCCGAGCGGTGACAACGGACACGACCTATCTACACCACTGGGAAAAAATATACAAGTCAAAACTTCCACGCTCCCGCAATTAATCTTTAATGCACCAGAGTTATTTATATCTGACATCGCAGTGTTGGTGCAATTCTTTGGTGATAAACAACTACCTCATGTCGATAGTAAGTTTACTATAGTTGGTTATATAACACGCGAGAGATTTCTTGCGGAGCATTACAAACATGACTATGGTTACGGCACTCGGTTAGTGATGGATGCTAATCAACTACAACCAATAGAGGAGCTCATTAATGAATTATCCAGACTTCAATCAAGCTCGTTGCAGGGAAGTGGGAACTGAGTTCTTCTTTACGGAAGAAGATAATGAAAGAGATACTTCTGTATATGCGCTTGGTAAAACAATTTGTTCTGGATGTTTAGTAAGACAACAATGTCTTGAGTGGGCGGTAAGACATGAGGCTCACGGATTATGGGGTGGCATGACACCAAGGGAACGTATGATCATACGAAGGAATAAAGGAATCATACTCGAGCAGATATTGGTAAGTGATTATGTCAACACCAAGTAAACGTAAAGGTTCACAATACGAACGAGACGTAGCCAAGTGGCTAGTCTCGTATGGTTTTCCATGCGCCGAACGTGCGTATGGTGCAGGTCGTCACAACGATGTTGGTGACATTGATGGTATCGATGGCGTAGTGATAGAATGTAAGAACGAAAAGAAGATCACTCTCAGTGGCTATCTTCAAGAGCTCTCGGATGAGATGACTCATGCTGATGCTGAGACTGGCGTGGTGCTAATAAAAAAGCGTGGCACTACAAATGTCTCAGAGTCATACGCGGTAATGCCCGCATGGCTCTGGGCTGATCTGCTAAAACAGGCAGGTTACAATGGACATAGGTAACACAGTGACAGTGCGTTACCAACTGAAAAGAGGTAACTATGCGGTTGATTGCAATAACCGTAGCAACAGTGACATTACTTATAATGTCACCAGCCGAAGCAAACTCACCGATAATGACCTTGGAGAAACGCCTTATGGTGATGGACAAGGAACCAGCGATAGAGCTTGCGATAAGCACAGTAACAACGGACAAACAAGAGGCTGCTTGTGCGAAGAAGATTGCGTACAAGGAAAGCCGATACAACGTGGGCTCATACAACAAATCGAGTGGAGCACGTGGAGTATGGCAATTACTATGGGGAAAACCAGAGTGGTCCATACTCAAACAAACATCAGAAGCACACGAGTATGTGCTTCATCGTTACGGAACTTGGTGCAAGGCGTTCAAGTTCCATCAAGAAAGGAATTGGTATTAAATGAATCAGCCTGAATTTCTTGAAGCAGTCTTTAATCATTATGGATTAACCTTGCCACAGGGGGAGAAGTCTATTCTCTGTCCAGTGCATAATGATTCTCGTAAGTCTGCTTCAGTAAATTCAGAGAAGGGCGTATGGGTATGCTATGCATGTAACGCTGGTGGTTCTGGTATTCAGATCATCATGAGTCGTGAAAACTTAGCATACCCAGAAGCTCGCAAGTGGGCAGAGAAAAATATAGGCAAGGAATCTTCTACTCCGATTGTTCACAATCGTCGCAGTAAGAAGAGTGGGCGGTGGACACCGCCTAGGTTGAGGGCTAGATGACAACCATCATTGGTATTCAACAAGATACTGGCTGCATTCTTGCAGCCGATTCACGTACTACTGCAGGTGGCAGACCATACTCACATCCAATCGTTACTAAGATTAGTAAGCGAGGTAAGTGGTTGGTCGCAGGTGCTGGTGATGTACAACCATGTGATGTGATACAGCATGTGTGGAAACCGCCAGCAATCCCAGCCAACATCAAAGACATGTATCACTTTATGATTACAACTGTAGCCCCAAGCATTAGAGAATGTATTAAGGAGTCTGGCTATGTGCCAGATAAAGATGATGCCGATGCAGGGTTTGAATTTATACTTGCAATCAATGGCACGATCTACCAAGTGGATGACTCTTACTCTGTTTACTTACGTGATGATGGGCTGTATGGCGCAGGGTCAGGGTCAAGCTTTGCATTAGGCGCACTGGCAGGTGGTGCAACATGGAAGCAGGCAATGCAGATTGCTGCTCGCAATGATGTATATACTGCACCCCCATTCATTACACACAGGCAGGAGAAACCATGAAGACTAACCCCAAGCTCATAGATCTCTGGACTAAAGCAGCACACCAGTATCACAACAGCCTTGCTGGTTCACCAGCAGAGGCTTACCTAACACAGCGTGGCATCCTTGATGGAGCCGAAAAATTTTTACTAGGTTATGTGGCAGAGGTAGCACCTGGTCATGAAGATAGACTTAGACATCACCTATCCATCCCCTATATAACAGAGGCTGGTGTAGTTGGGTTTAAGTTCCGTCGCATTGATGGCGGTGATCCTAAGTACATGATACCTACAGGACAGAAGCATCATCTATATAATGTGGGTGCAATACTTCATGCAGTCAACCAAGTACTCGTAGTAGAAGGAGAGATTGATGCTATATCAGCAACACTTGCTGGCTATCCTGCTGTCGCTGTTGCAGGAGTTAACGCCTGGAAGCCTTACTTTAGTCGCTGCTTTGATGGGATTGGGACAGTAGTAATCTGTACTGATAACGATGCTAAGGAAGATGGCTCCAACCCAGGGCAGGAACTTGCTCGTCGATTACAGGATGCAATACCTCAAGCCGTCCGCGTGTCGTTACCGCCTGACAGCGACGTCAATAGTATAATTGTCAACCAAGGAGCGCAAGCATTAGCTGACTTAGTTAATGCAATTAACAACTGAAAGGTGCTCCGTTGGCGACGAATAAATTAACCATCGATAATTTCCAGGAAGATGCTCAGGAAATTTACGATCAGCTTCTGTCTATCTTGGTTATGAAGCAAATCGATTACGGTCCACTAAACATTTGGAATGCACCTGGCGGTGCAACTAATGGGTTGATGGTTCGTATGTCGGATAAGTTAGAGCGACTTAAGAATCTTATATACAACTCCATTGAACCTAACAATGAAGCTCTCGAAGATAGCTTCATTGACATCGCCAACTACGCAATCATTGCGTTGATGGTGGAGCGAGGTATCTGGGAGAAGTATGCCACGCAACAGAAATAAAACATACGAAGAGCAGCGAGTATCTCGCATCCGTAGTTACGGTATTAGCGTAGAAGAATACGAATCCATGCTTGAGTCTCAAGGTGGTGGCTGCTATATCTGTGGTGTTAGTCCATCAATTCGTGCATTAGATATCGACCATGATCACCGCACTGGTAAGGTGCGTGGCTTGTTGTGTTCTAATCATAACCGAGCACTTGGTTTATTAGGTGATGATCCCGACCTGCTACTTGCAGCGCACACTTATTTGGTAAGGCAGTATGTCTGACCTAACTAAAGACCACCCAGTGTGGCAAGAGATCAACGAGATAACTTCAGGTATCGCCTGGCATTTGTCCAAGAGATACCATAGATTTGTTGAGCTTGAAGATATTAGGCAAGCAATGAATGAGTATGCATGGAAGCGCAAGGATAAAGTCAGCGAGTATCTTATTCGTGAGGATGCCGTTGAGAAGAAGCAGGGATATAAAGCGTTTCATACATTCATACGTAGGGCTGGCGAGCGTTATGCTCGCAAAGAAAAAGCCAAAGCTTTGGGCTATGAACTTGGTGATGAATACTTCTATCGCCTTGAGTTAATCGAGAACTTAATCAAGGTTGCTGGCACTGATGAATCATACTTGGCTAACCAAGTATTCGATCCAGATGTACATGGTGTGCGTGTTAAGAAACTGGCTAATGAAGGCAATAACTTAGCAGCAATGATTGCTGATGTAGATGCAGCAATGAAGAAGCTTGACCCACGTATGCAAGGAATCCTTACCTCTAGGTTTGTGAACGACCAGCCACTTGCAGAAATCGCAGAGGCATGGGACATCTCACCTCAACGTGTTGAGCAGCTGATTGCTAAAGGAATTAAAGAGATCGCAGACAAACTGGGAGGAGCAACACCGTACTAATGGCAACATTTGATTTCAAATGTAGGCTATGCGATAGCGTAGTAGAGATGCGTATCATGGAGGGGGATGAGTTCCCGAAGTGCAACGAATGCAATAGAACTTTAACGAAGGTATTCACACCGCCTTCTATTCATTTCAAAGGTGGCGGATGGGGAGGCAATCATGCACAAGGCTAACGAAAGAATCATGCTTACGTGGTGTGACAATGGAATGGTAGATGGAAAGTTTGCGGAGGGATTGGTGTACACAATTCTCACCAGTGGTTTGCCCATTCAGGGAGCTCAACGTGTACAAGGAAATCAG